CGCGGAGTTCCTCGGCCGTCCACACCTTCTGGTCGCCGCTGAGGCCGCGCGTGACGTCGTCGACGCCGACCGCGACGCCGCTGATAACTTGTTCGCTGTCGTCGGCGAGGCCGGCGACCTGACTCGTGAGTGTTGTCGTTGACATGGATCTGGTAGTGTTACTCGATGACAGGAAGTATCGCGCACCGGCACTGCGGGTGCACGGGCGGACGCACCGGGTACGTCCCGCCGAGTGAGTCCGGCTCGCTCTCGCCGGCTTCGTACGTGAAGGTGGCGTCACGCATCTCGTCGATGCCGTGCTCTGTGCCGGCGATGCTCTCACAGAGTGGGCACACGCGATCGTCGTCCGCCGTCGCGAACTCGCCGCTCACGATGACGCCGGACTGGCCGGCGCGCTCGTAGCGGTCCAGCGTCGCCTCGCTGTAGGAGTTGATGACCTCCGTGCGGGCGAGGACTTCCGCGCGCGTCCGCTGCAGCGTCCGCACCTCTTTCGTGAGGCGACGCGCCATCTCCCGCGGATTCACACCCTCGTCGAGGCCGTCCGTGAGAACATCCCGCACTTGCGGGGCGGCGTCCTCCGTCACACTCTGCAGGTTTTCAAACGCACGCGTATACAGTCGCTCGAGTTGCTCTTGGGGGACACCAAGCCGGAACACGTCCTCGACCTCGTCGGCCGCGACGCCCGCGTTCTGCAGGCGCTCGCGCGCCTGCTCCCACCCCGACACGTACGCGGCCCGCACGTACGTCGCCGTCCAGTGCTCGCCGTCACGGAGCGCGCGCCGCGACACCGGCTCGAGGATGCCGTCCCGCAAGCGTTCGCGCAGCCACTCGGTGAACGCCCGGGTTTTGCCGGCGTCGGAGGGAAACCGCTCGATGTCCTCGTCACTCGCCAGGCTGGCGTTCTGTCGGAGGTTGAAGCGATCCCGCTCGTAGCCGGCCACTTGCCGGATCGCCCCGCGCACTGCTTGGAAGCGCTGGCGGACGTCCCGCAGGAACCGCTCGCGCAACGCCTGGGTGTGCGTCGGGTCCCGAGAGAGCTCGCGCAACCGCGCTCGCCCCGGCACTTGATGGGTGTGCGTGCTCATGTTACTCGCGCCAGTCCTCCGTGAGAAGCACGCGGTCCTTCATCGCCGCGCAGAACGGGGCGGTGCGTCGGATCTCGCCGCGCATCTCTCGCTGGCAGCCCGAAAAGCTCCCGCCCATGCCAGCCCACGCCTTCAGGAGGATGACGCGGTTCGGCGTCGAGCTCTTCCGCCATGACGGGGGGTAGTCCCAGTCCGTGACGCCGAGCTCGGCGATGGTGTCGGCGTCCGTGTTGGCGTCGGCGAGGTGCGTGTCCAGCATCGCCTCGGCCTCGGCCGCAGCATCCGTCGGGTCGTCGACGCCCTCGACCTCGATCGTCGTCGCCTCTAACTCGCTGGCCGTGAAGGTCTCCCACGCGGGCTGGTCGCCCTCGGTGGCGACGACGTACGTCGGCGAGTCAGAGGTGGCCTCGATCGCCGTGTTCGCGAACGTCCCGTCGGAGGTGAACGCCTCGATCACGACACCACGCCCGTCCGGCGTCTCGACTTCGTCACCGTCACTGTAGCGCGTGGCGAGGTACGCGTCGCGGAACGCGTCCTGGACGCGGTCGTCGGTTTCGTCCGGCAACGCCAGCAGGTCGCCGCCAGCATCGGGCGCGTCCGGCGGCTCCGCGGCCAGGCCGAGGAACGTCTCGCGGATCTCGTGCGGCGGGACGAGCTGCTCGACGGCGCCACCCGGCGCCGCCGCCTTGAGGCCCTGCATCGTCTGACTGAACTCGTCGGCGTCGAACTCCTCATCCACGAGCGGGCTCTCGGCATCCTCCGGCTCAATTCGGAGGGCGACCTCGACGTCCGTGCTGGCTTTGGCGTCGCCCTCGAGGAACTCCGCGGCCTTCTGCTGGATGACGTCGCTGAGTGCGCTCTCGAGACGATCGCGCTCGCGGCTGACTTCGTCCCGGTAGTCCTCTTGCTGTACGCCAGTGACGTCGCGGTTGATGTCGCCCGCAAACCCGACGCGGTAGAGGGGCGTTGGCAGGCTCGTGAGGATGTACTCGATGAGCTGCTGGATGTGGTCGACGTTGTCCGGGGACTGCCCCTCGAACTGCTCGGTTTCGACGCCGTAGTTCGTGACGTTCACGCGCTCGGGATCGGAGGGGTCAAAGCCATCCAGCAGGTTCTTCGCCTCGTCTTCGTCGTCGGTGTCGACTTGCGCGATCCAGTGCCCGTACCCGAGAGCTTTGACGGCTTGGGCGGTGTCCGCGAACATCTCGCGGACGGCCTCACTCTCGTCGACGACGCTCGCCGAGTCCGGCCGCCCGTAGATGTTCCCCGTGTCTGGGTCGTTCGAGATGAGCGTGACGTCATCCAGCGCGAACGGGATGTCGTCTTTCTCGTCGTGCCGGCCGAAGATGTCGTCGAACTGCACGAACGCCGCGGTCTTCCCCGCTGGCGTCGACGGCGCCCCGTCACGATACTGGTCGCCGTTGATCTCCTGGATGGCAACCGTCTCGTAGCCGTCCGGATCGTCGTCCGGCCGCAGCAGGATGTTCTTCCCATCCCGCGTGTAAGCGGTGGTGGTTTCGACCTTGAACGTGCGCAGCCCGAGGATGTGCTCGCGCGCCGACGGGTCGTCGTACGCGTGCTCGATGAGCGCGCTCCCGCGGCGCCCACGCAGATCGATGACGGCGTCCTCGAGGAGATCGCTGACGTCGCGGTTGAAGCGGCCGCCGACGACCGCGCACTCCGCCAGCCACTGTTCGATCGCGTCCGACACGTCCAGGCCGCGGAACTCCTCGAACCGATAGTCCTGCGGGACAGTAGGTTCGTCCTCGTCGTCGACGGTGACGGCGACACCGGGTTCGAGGACGTCCGCGGCGAAGTTCCGCACCGACTGGCGAATGAGCGGGTTCTGGTAGTATTCATCCGTCCACCGCTGAATGTCTTCCTTGTCGGGCTCCTCGGTGTGCTCTTCTTGACTGATGGCGATCGGGTCTTCGTCGCGCGCCTGCGGCGCCGCGTTGCCGTCCTGCGTGGGCGCGAGGCGGGCGACCGCCGACCGGAGTCGAGCCGTGAACGATGTGTTGTCACTCATGGGTTACAGTTGGAACGCGAGCACGTCGCCACTGGACGTGCGGCCACGGTAGCCGTCGGCAGCCAGTGCGAGCGCGTCCGGATGGTCGTCGTGGCCGCCGTCGGGGTGCGTGATTTTCGTTTTCCCGCCAGTCGTCAGCGAGTACGTGAGCTTCTTCAGCTCGCGCCCCAGCCGCGGGTGATGCTGGATGGCGATGTCGTCGCCTTCCAGCGCTGACTTCAGGCCGTTGTACAGGGACTGCTTGCGGTCGAGCGTGAACTTCACGCCCGCGACACTGCGGCGGCCGATCTCGCTCTCGAGCATCTCCACGACTCCAGCGCCGAGCCCGGTCTCGTCCACGAGCACCTGGTCGGCGCCGTGGTCGTCGTGCAGGCGTGCGAGCTCGCCCGTTGCCTCGGTGAGTGTCAGGTCACTATCCGACACGAGGACGCTCGCGGTGCCGCGCTCGTCGATGCCGACGATCACGGTCCGGTCATCACCAGCGCGTGCGATGTCGGCACCGAGCGTGACGAGCTCGTGCTCGCGGAAGTCCGCGTCCTGTGTCGTGGCGGCGTCGACGAGCTCCGGACTGAAGAACCGATCACTGGAGCCGATGAACTCGCCGAGGTACTCCTGGCGGAACGTGCGAGCGTCAGTTTTGCGCTCGCGCTCAGCCAGCCACCCGGGGTCGACCAGCGGACTGATGGCGCTCGGCCAGTACGGACTGTGCCAGTCCTCATCGAGCACGACCTTCTCGTGGTAGTACCCGGCGTCGCCGGCTGGCGTGGACGTGAGGATGTACTCGTACTCGTCGTGCGTGAGGAAGAACGGCTCGAGGACGTCCTCGTAGACGCTGTCGGGGACGTATGCGGCCTCGTCGACGATGACGAACCGCGGGGACTTCCCGCGTTGGCCGACGCCGTCGACGCCGAGGGTGCGTGACAGGAGTCGGCCGCCGTGACTGAACTCCCACTCGCGTTTGTTCTTGCTGGCAACCCCGAGTGACAGCCCGATCGCGTCGAGTCGGCGCTCGGCTGTCTGGAGCAGGGCTTTCG